ACGCTGTCCATCAGAACAATAAATTGCAGTTGCATCACTTGTTGTGCCGGAATCGCCGAGGAGGCCGTCTGCAAGCAAATCCCACCAAAAATGAACCCATTTGGGAGTTGTATCAATTGGAATAGGGGATTCGTGCGTTAAAAAGTCATAATAACGATTAGTTGTACTGTATCCTGTAGTTGCATTAAACCTGAGATCGTTCCTATCCGCGTATGTAGATGGTATTATATAACCACTACTAGTGCTCGCAGAAGTCAATCCAGCTGACCCATCTTCTTTCAGAGGATTAACATCGGCAAGACTAGCGGCGGCAAGATATACAGTCATGATTTTTCCTCTCAGTTCCGCGTCATGCGCTTGGTTAAGGCTACCTCACTAACACAACCGATTATAAAACCTCTAGCCTAAGATAAATCAGCCTTGGTAAAGCCGAAGCGCTCAATCGTGGAAAGGTCTTCAACATCTTCCCAGATCGGGTCAATCACAGGCCCGTCATACTCAGGATCACTGTAATTGTCTGGGTATTCTGCAACATTCTGCTTGCGTGTCATAGAGCCTTTGAGGCGTTCCATAAAATCATCATACGCTTTTGTTCCCGCGATAGACTCTAGGTCCGCGCGTGTGTTGATGGTGTGTTTCATCGTGGCTTATCCTATCTGAATGTGGTCACAGGCGAAGCGCGAACCGATGAGGTCGGTCGAGTCCGACGCCGTGGAGCCCCAGCCCGAGCAGCGCGAACCAGCGAGAGAGCCGATGTTCCAGTGGCCTCCGAAAAGGGAGCCATTGGGTGCATTATATTCAGACCCACGGCCTTCAGTATTTGCGTTCCAACTTGCGCTAGCAGCAGGGCCACCACGATCTCGGCCCCATACCCACATATTGCCCGTGGCCAGCATAACACCCCACTTGGAGGTGTAAGCCGCGTTCAGAACAGTGCTGACTTGATCTGTGCCGATGGAAGAGCCTTCTGTCGTACCATATGCCGCCGACATAAACTCAAGCTGCGTCAAGCACCGCTTGCCAAATGCCGTTGCCAGCTCTTGCGCCTCAAACCAAGTGTAACTACCGTATGTCGTCGTTCCGTCGCCACCAAACATAGTCGGAACTTTAGGCGGAGATGAGCCGTCAGCCATCGTGACGTTATACTTAGACGAGCCGTTAGTAATCGCGTCCACACCCGTCAGATAGATGTCTACCCAAAAGCCGTCGGCAACCAGCGTCATGCCGCGCGGATCAGGGCAAGCGGGCTTGAAGTTCAAATCCCAGAACGAATATTCGTTGATTTGAGGCGTGGTGTCGCCACCAGTTTGCGCAGTCGCATTGCCGCTGGGTGCATAATGAAAACCACCAACTTTGCGAGCATTTACAACAGGTGGGTTGGTGTGATCCGTAGTGGCTTCAAGGGCTCCGTCAGGCTTCGCCCAAATTGCGTAATCTGTGCCAGCCGCGAGCGTCGGCATTGCGATTGAGGTGCCAGAAGCAATCGTCAAGATCGCGCCATTAACTTCAACGTAAAGCGCAGTCTGCGTTGTGGCAGTTCCGTTTCCTGTCTTTGTCCAAGCAACAGCGGTTGCATCATCTTTTGCAAAAAGACGGTTTGCTAAACTGCCACCACCGCTACTAGCGGTTACGGTATTAACAGTTTCAGCATAGTTACCCATAAAGGCATGAACGCTGCACTGATAGTACAGAACAGGCGGCGTGTTGGCATCAACAGCAATCTGCGTATACGCACCAGCGCTTCCCGGAGTGCCGCTTGTTGTAACACCAGTTGTATACGGAGTTGTCCTATCAGCCTCCAGATAGAAACGCAGCGGATGACCAGTGTTAGATGCGTCAGACTGATCAAAGCGATAAACATATTTAGCGTTGGGATCAGTGCCAGACAGCTTCAAAGCAGGAGCCTCAAACCCATCAACATAGTAGCCGTTAGTAGAGCCACTGCCGCTGTAAGGATGAGCAGAGCTTTTCGCAACGACAGTGACACTTAGGACAATTGGCGTAGTGGTACTTCCATAAGAGTAGTAATCCACAGCTGCTAGTTCTGTGCCACCACCCCCTCCGATATCACCCCACTCGGTGCCGTCGTAGCCTTCAAAGTTAGAGCCGTCAGTATTAAAACGGAACATCCCCGTAATAGGCGTAGATGGACGTTCAGCCGTAGTACCATCAGGAATCTGCATAGCACCTGTACCAGACAGGGCTAAATCAACAAACGTAGGACTGTCTGTCGTAGCAACTCCTTGGTCCATCGCATCGGTCTTAGTAATGGACGCATTGATCTTAGTGCGCACGCTAGAACCGAGTTCGTCATCATTGAAGGTCGCCATTTGCAGCTCTCTCTATTGTTCTAAATCAGGCAATCAGCACATCAAGCGTTAGTGCCTTGAGCTCTTCCGGTGTGGTAGCTTCTTCGATACGAGCATCGGAAGTCACATCACGCAGTGCCTGCTTGCTGGCAGCGATAGCGCTCTGAGCCGTTGTGTCGCCAGTCTCAGCCGCCCGAAACCAATCGGTGTCCAGCGCTTCAAGGCGCGGGTTGCGCTCTGTACGAAGATTATCACGATGAATATCGCGCGCTTTAACCATGTCAACCTCAACAGCATCGCCGTTGAATTGCCATGCACCACGGAATACTCGATCAGTGGGCATAGTGAGGGATGCCGCATCACGGACATCACCGTTAATATTAATTTGCGTTGTCATGCTGCGGTCCTTTCGTCAGCGTTTTGGCCTACCACCCAAGCATTGCGGAATGAGCGGTTAGTGGGAATGAGTTCAACTGGTACGATCTTAAAGACTGTCCGGTTGCCCTCATAGTCCCGCCACACACGCGGCGGGATATCTTTTTGGATCAGGTATTCAATAGCTTCTTCTTCGGTCATTGGGCCAAGAGGCGGGGTTTGATGCAGGATATGCCCTTGAGTGTGACGAGTAAAGCCTTCGCGTTCTTCGTCTTCGCGTAGCTTGTGATAAACCTCTACCGGCGGCAGAATGCCCCCGTGCATAGCCATCGCCAGCCATGTGGGGCTGGGCTTGGTGACTTTAGCTGGTGCGTCAGGGTCGCTTGGGTCTTCCCACAGGATCGCGTAGTTGGGCTGCGGCAAATCCTTGTGTTGATCCTTGAAGATCATCTCGCGTTCCCAGAGTTTGTATCGGGAGTAGTCGATCATGCGAGGTCTCCGAAGCAAGCTGAGTTTGCATAAGGAAGATATACAGTCATGATTTTTCCTCTCAGTTCCGCGTCATGCGTTTGGTTAAGGCTACCTCGTCACGATCACGTTAACTTCTGGGCTATTGAATGGCCCCCCACTATTAACTCCCGCTTTAGGGGTTGTTATTTCAACAGAACTTGTTGTATTGATTCCGTCGTCCCTTGCTCCAACAGGACCACCATAACTCACAGTGCTTACACCTTTTGTGCTTCCAGAAAACGCAAAACTTGCATCAACTAAAGCAGTCGTAAAATTAACCGTATAATGACCCTCCCCATTATCCGTAATGCTCGCAACATTAAAACCATCACGAATAGCCACTGTCCCAGTGCCATCAAAATTCACCCAAGCCTTAGCAGACCCGTTGACCACGTATTCCGTGCCGACCGTATCGGTGCCGTCGGAGATGTTTGATGTTACTAGAGTGCTCATGCGAGGTCTCCGAGGGTGGTAATGGATACAATTACAGGGTCTGTAGCGCCCGCGTCATCATTATTAGACAGCAATGGAGCCGATGACGCAGTTGCGATTGGTGCATTAAAACCTAGTACAGTAACAGTGGCATTATCGTTTATCTCCCCAGCTATCCCACTCACGGCGTAATTCGCAGCCCCAAAAGCATTACTAAAGTTTACCGTATAGTCACCACTCCCATTATCCGTAATGCTCGCAACATTCTCACTGTCCCGAATAGCAATGGTCCCCGTGCCATCAAAATTCACCCAACTCTTAGCAATCCCACGAGCCGAGTACGTTGTGCCGCCCGCCGAGGGGCCGAAGTTATCAACTCTTATTGTGCTCATGCGAGGTCTCCGATATGCATAGCGCTTACAAAAGGTCTGTCATTAGTAAAGTTATCGCTGCGCACTTGATTACCCGTACCGGATGTAGTGCATTGCCCTATTGCGTGATTTTCATTGACTCCCTGTATATCACGGCCACCTGCTCCAGCGTTACTATAGTCAACTGCTGAAAAGTTATTGGTAAAAGAGGCGCTTAACGACCCGGTCCCATCATCAGAAATACTTGATATATTCAAGCTACCTAGGATTGCAACTGCTACGTGGTCAAACATATAATGTGCCTTAGCAGCGCTCTGCCCCGTCAGCGTAATCGGCCCAGTGCCAGCCGCATCGCTGATTGTATTTGCTCTTAGTTCGCTCATGTGTTCCCCCTAGACAATCGACAGATTGCCGCCGCTTGTGACCGTCAGGGTAGTCCCAGAGGCTACGGTAAGCGGTCCTGTTGCATTTGCGTTTTCATCAGCGTCGATGGTCACGTCTGTGTTCAAGGTCTGTTCGTTGACGCGGAAGATGTCGCCTGCGGACACACCCATGGTGCCCCGCTCGCCTTTGTAATATCCGCCGATTTCCTCAGAAGCCGCTGAGATAAACACCTTGGCTGCACCAGATAAACTGATCGCCGCATCAGCGTTGGAGCTTTCATCCACAGTCCGAGTCAAAGTTGTACCGGATGCAGTGTATGTGCCCGTGCCGATCTCCCAGTCAGTTCCGTCCTCGATGACGTAACGAACCACGTCCCCGTCGGACACACCGGCGTCGGCGAAGGACTGGTACCCGTCCTCCGCCGAACCAAGCGTGATCGTCCCAGTGCCGGTAGTCGACGTGAGCACTTTTGCGCGGTTGACGAGAGCCACCATCTAGCAGTCCCCAAACTTAGGCAATGCGGATGATCGCCGAAGCAGCATCCGCCGTCGGGAAGATCACTTCAAAGTCCCCGTTGGTTGACGTCTTGTCCTCGCCGAAGTCCAGCACGACAACCGACGGGTCGCCAGCAGCCGTG